TCCTGTAGTCTGATACTGCAACAAGTGATTAGAAATTAATCCTTTCCAAAACGTGGTGCCTGAATAGAACGGAATAGTAATTACGGCATAAGCTCCTTGACCGGCATTAGCATTAGCTGCTGGTGTCTCACCAACATCTGCACCTCCTTGGCTTAACGACTCGAAGCTCTGCGAGACGTTGCCTACACCGGTCATTTGTTCGCTGTCATAGATAGTAGTATTGTCGCCATTGAATCTAATTCTTACACCAATTACGTCAGCCGCAGTATCACCACGATTAACAGTGTCAAGGCGTAAGGACCTATAGGTCGAAGGAATAGACGAGAAGGTAACGCTACCAGCTGGACTACCAAGGATGTTCTCAGCAAGCTTAACCAACCCGGTACTTGGATATATCTGCTGATAGGCTGCACCATCCCAAAGGTCCATCCGACCTACATCTTCTGACCATACGAACTGGCCAGCATCAATTTCGGCTGTGACAGGCCTAGCTGCAACTGTTCTAGAATTGATTACTCCACCAGCAGCAGCAAGGTAGACATGCTGTGCAGTAATGTTCGCATTGACAATAGACGACACAGCAGCACCAACAGCGACATTGGCTAACGTCAGCGAGTTAGCAGGTGCAGCAGGTGCTACAGGAGACCCAGCAGGTGTACCTGTAACGACGACCAACGAAGAAGTATTCGAAGCTCCTGAGTACTGAGTGTCCTGAACTTTAAAGCATACAATGTCAATACGAGCCAACGTTGCGTGAGCGGCTGCGATGCTTATCGTAACGTCGGCATCGTTCCAAACACCGTAGACACCTTGCGAAGCGTTCTCAGATCCAGGAACCCATGCTGCGCCAGACTTGACGATAATAGCCATTGATGGCGAACCAGTCTGTGTAACCTGGAGTGCGTTACCTATGCCTCGACTAACACCGCCTCGAGGAATTGTTGCCGTGGTAACATTGTTACCAGTTAGCAAGGCACCAATGTAGTCACGCTGCTGTTGTGCTGTATGAGTTGCTCCAGCATTCTGCAGCCAGCCAGGTGGATTGGTTGCGGCCATGTCTTACCTCCAAGCATTTCGGTAGCTAATGGTTAGCGTACCGCTGCCAGTAGCGCCACCAAACCTAATGAATGTGCTTCCTTTCGGAAACAAGAACCAGTTCGATTCGTCGAGCGTACTTCGCCTATTGACTGTGCCATTAAGCATGACAGTATTGTTAGCTAAGTCAATAACTAGTGTCTCGCCAGCAAGCAAGTCGATCGTGAAAGCCAACGTCTTGCCTGCAGTGTCATTAACAATTCGAGGATTCAGTACAGGCCCTGTGATGGTAAGGATTGCTGGAGTAGGCCTATTACCTACATTCACTACAAACTGTCCGTCAGGAGGTACTGTTGCACCAAAGCTTAGATCGAATCCATAAGAGAAAGCGTAACCTGTAGTTGCAGTTCCACCAAATGGAATGATCTGGCTAATAAGATTGTTGTCGTAGATACGAGGGTCTTCAGCATACATCAAGAACTGAATAGGAGTCATGCCTACGCGACGTGCACTCTCCCAATCGTACCTAACACCACGAGACTTGACAAACAGTACTCGCTCAGCTTTGCCAGGTACCTTGAATACTAGTGGGATAGGCGTTTGTACTGGCGCAAAGTTTTCCTTGAGCAAGTCTAGATATTCCTCTGCTGTCTCAACATTAGCATAGACAGTACCTTCCAACGAAATGTCGCGACCAGTCTCAAACTCAGCATCGATGAATCCGCCATCTATGCCTTCATGATCACGAACCGTTTCACGAAAAGGTGCATTGTCTAGACCTGACACTCTTGATATGTCAACGAACGGTACTCCTGTACTATCACTATTCAGGAGAGGACCTGAACCAAGCTGCCATGTTAGGTCTGTCAACGGCATTATACTCTACCCCCCAACAAGAATCCTAGTTCCGCAGCTTGCCTTCTTGGGTTTATCTGCTGAGTCGTGATATTGAACGTCTGATTAACTCCGCCGCCATTACCTCTTGAAGGTTCTAGCAGTACACCACCCCTACCAGCATTGGCTGTAAGAGCAAGTGATGCGTCAAGCATAGCTTGTTTGGATAGAAGACCTTGCTGCAATTGCTTGACCATGTTCTGGCCTGCAAAGAACATTCCACCCCGACCTGCAAGAGGGCCCCTCTTCGCTGGCGAGTGAGGGAAGAAGTCTCTAATCTTTTTGGTGATCTCATTAATCTTATTGGTGAGGTCATTGATCTTGCTAGTGATACCATCGATAAGACCTTGGATGATATTCCTACCAGCACTGAACAACCACGAACCAGCACCAGAGAAGAAAGCTCTGACTTCATTCCATGCACTTATGACTCTGTCTTTGGCCCTTATTGTAGGACCTGCTACTGCATCATAAATTGAGTTCCAAGCACCAACGGCAGTACTTCTTATGGCATTCCAAGTAGTTGTAACTGCATCTTTAATTACATTCCAGGCACCAATAACAAGCGCCTTCGTAGTGTTGAAGTGAGCCATAAAGAAGGTGGAAAGCAGACCCCAGATTATCTTGGCGCCACCTGAAATCTTCTCCCATACATCCTTGAGGTATGGGAAGATCCAACTCCAGATAATAATAGCACCATTCTTTACAGCATTCCAGGTAAAGTTCCAAGCGTCTGTTATTACCTTCAAACCTACCAGTATCACAAGTTGGATAGATGCAATAGCCAATTTGATTATTGCAACGATAAGTTCGAGAACGGCTTTGACAAGACCACCAATACTTGTAGTCCAGAAGTAATTCCAAGCACCAACCAGGAAAGACATTACTGAATTAAATATGGATACAATCTTGTTCCAAGCAGTTACAAAGAAGCCGGTGATATTACTCCACAAGCTGACAAAGAACTCTGAAATAGAATTCCAAGTCTTCTTCGTCTTGTCGACCAGGAAGCCCCATGCCTTAGGTACTTCAGTTCCAACCCATTTGACCAGAGCTCTAATGCCTTCAATGATTGCTATGATGACAGCAATTGCTGCAGCAACAACAGCGACAAAGGCTACAATAGCAGCAATGATTGGACCAACGAAAGCTGCAACAAGAATTACGCCAACCACAATAGCAATCTTCAAGAACCACTTACTCAGCCATACCAAGATTCCAACGAGCTGGTCAACAGCTTGCTTGTGTTCATTGTAAAGCTTTGACAGATATTGAATGGCTGGAATTATCATGGTCGTAATGACTCGACCAATAAACTTGAAGACTTCTCCGAGCGTACCCTTAAGGAAGTTGCCAACCTCCTTAAGCGCAGGTAGCAACTTGTCTATGAATGTCGAATGTACTTTTGCAACAGCAGGAAGTACGTCATTCTCTAGTACAGCAGCAAGCTTAGCAAGTGCAGGACCTATGTACTGATCCCAAGCTTGCTTGATTCCCTTTGCGGTGGGAATAATTGTGTCTTGCCAAAGCTTCCTAGTAGCATCTTGTATCTGTCCAATAAGAGTACGGAATCCTAAACTCTTACTCCAAGCAACTCCGAATGCTACTGCGAGAGTTCCCAGTCCACCAACCAGAGCAATAATGCCTCCGAGTAGGTAGAAGAAGGAAGCCCCTGCAGCGACAACGGCTGCCACTATGCCTGCAAGTACACCTATCACTACAAGGATACCACCAGCAAGCACACCAAATATACTTGCGAGTAGAATAGCAATTGCAATGACTCGTTGTGTTGAGGGACTTAGACTGTTGAATGCATTCAGGATCTTATTTACCCAAGTCAAAAGAACGACGAAGGCCGGAGTAACTGCACGGCCTACTGCCTCTTGAAGTACCTTCCAGTTGTTGCGCATCAAGATTGTCTGAGCTGCAACTGTATTTGACATCTGTGCGTAGGCTTGTCCGAACACTCCATTGGCATTCTTCATGTCATCCAAGAAGCCAATGTACTCGTTTAGCTCACCAGGCTTCAAAAGAATCTGGTCGAGGAACCGTCGAGCCTGAATCGTACCGCCAGCACCTTTAAAGATGTCAACTAGTGCCGCGATCCTATCCTTGTTAGGAAGCGACATTAGATACTTCTGCAGGTTCTGGAGTGACACTTCCAGAGGTAACATATTGCCTGCGACGTCTCGAACCCGAATACCTAGCGCCTCCATGCTAGCTACAGCTTTTGGATTCGACATAGCATCAAGAGCACGAGCAGCAGAAGAAGAAGCCATTGCAGCACTTAGACCGTTTCGGGTCAAGTATGCTAGCATGGCAGCTACAGTCTCAAAGCTTTGGTGTGCACGAGTAGCTGATGGAACAACTCGACCAAAGACAGAAGCGAAGTCCGCGTAGGTACCAACACCCTTACGGACTAACTGGAACTGAATGTCTAGTACATCATTAACCTTCTCAAGCGGAATGTTGAACGCATTGAGAATAGGAATTGTACCACGAGCTGCATCCTGAATAGAGACTTGACCAGCTACAGCAGTCTTGGCAAAGCCTGTAAGGAGAACTTCAGCCTGTTGCAAGTTAGCATTTGTTGAAGACAAAATGTCGTACAGAGCAGGTTGAATCTCTTCGAACGGGACGGCTATTGTTCGAGCAACACGTAGACCGACGTCTGCAACTTCTCGTAGACTGGCAGTGAAGTTATCGATCTGGGTAGCAGTCAGAGAAACTTGTCGAGCATATTCCTTAGCTACATTGACAGATGAAACTAGGAATGCTAATCCGACTGCTCCACCAATAGCCATACCCGAGCCGACAGTAACAAGGGTAGCACTAACTGTGTGCAGAGCATTGGAAAAGCGAACAGCGTTTCTATGTGCCCGTTCAAGTTCTTGTGCCTGACGCCTAAGAGTTCTTGCCAAAAGGTTCTGCTGGTCAATGTCGTGTTGGGAAGCTCCACTAGCTGCAAGGTAAGCAGCTCTTTCTGCAGCTAGCCCAGCACGATTTCGTAGGCTCTCAGCCTGCGCCATACGACCGGCCCGAGTAAGCTCACGACCGAAACCTCTAATGACCCGCGACGCTTCGT